TTCCGTCAGGGTGTGATCGACTGTCCAGTCGAAGTCCGCAAGGACATAGTCGACAATGGTCGGTTTACCTCCACCAGCCCCTTCATTGAGGCTGGGCAGCTCAAACTCCCACAAGAGCTTCGGAGTGACAAACTCGACAACACCTACTACACACGCACCACCGGCGTCCTCCACGAGGGGGTTGTTTACGCACAGAACGACTCCAACCTCGAGGCCGCTGTCGCCAGGTTGACCCATTGCAGGGGTACCTGTCCATGCGAACCCGCCTGCACCGGCGAGGTCCGCGCGGAGCATCTCAGCGCGATGAATCAAAAACTCAACGACGACCAACTCGAGTTCGACAAGAACCCGGAGGTCAAGTTGATGGAGGAAGCTGTTCTACTCAACCGCGGTCAGATCTTCGACTCCCTCCCAGCTGCCCTGCAGTACTCCTACGATCACTACGCTGACCCCCACCCCAAGCGCGAACTGCGTGTCGCCGTCATGGAGGAGATCAAGGAGTACGGTCTGGATGCCCGGCGCATCTGGACAGCCATCGATGGATGTGTTAAGGGTCAAGTCAAGCCTGACGAAACCGCCAAGCCTGGTAAGATACCTCGCATCTTCGTTGACATGGGCGTTGCCAACAGCCTTCAGGGCATCGGCTTCGCCAAGGCCGCGAAGGTCGCCGACGCCATCCCCATCGTCGTGGAGGACGGCGAGGCCTACTTCGTGCCCACACCTTCACCAGCCGCACTCACCGACGTGTTTCGAGATTTCTTGTTCACAAATCGTCGTGTGCTGCTCATCTACTTTTCGGACGACTCGATCCTCTCCATCCGTGACAGCAACGGTGTGGTGACTCTCTGGAATTTGGATATTTCTTCTTGCGACTCGTCGCACGGCCCTGCCGTCTTCGGTTCGTTCAAGAACACTGTGCCTGATAACCACAAGTCGGATTACCAGGTGCTCGAGGATCAACTCCGTCTGCCACTCGTGCTGCCCACCAAGGGCAAGTTCCAGGGCAAGCGAGTACGGGTCAAGCTCAAGGCTACCGGCCGCAAGGCCATCCTCTTTTCTGGGTCTACACTGACCACGATCATCAACAACCATGCGTGTCGCCTACTCTTCGTGGCGATATTGATTGGCAGTCGTGATCACGTTGGGCCTATCACCGAGGCTGACATCATCAGGTGGTGCGCCGCTGCCGGTTACATCATGACCGCCGAGCAGTGCCACAAACCTGAGGACGTTCAGTTCCTGAAGCACTCACCATGTTACACCGTGCAAGGTGACCTGGTGGCTGTCCTCAACCTCGGCGTTTTGCTCCGCGCTTACGGGCGATCCCGCGGTGACGTGCCTGGCTCATCCAAGGCATCCATCGATCTGCGCGCCAGCATTTTCAACCGGGCTGTTGTACAAGGCATCTACCCCATGGTGGACACACCCTTTATCAACGAC